ATGACTACCTTTACTCCATCAACAGTAGCTAAATATCTTATCTGTTCTAGTAATACATCAGGTTCAAGACTACCAAAATGGTTGTATAAAAAAAGATTGCGTGTTGATGTGAGGTTATCAAACGCAATCCGCAGATCATCTTTAGTTATGCCATCTTCATTTAAGTGCAAAGGAATGTTCAAGTCAATACCTACTAGACCTTGAAGAGTTCTTTGTACTGATTCTTCTAACCCAATATAACCAACCTTGAGGTTTCTTTTTAAGAAGTGATGACATAGTTCTCTGCATATTGTGGACTTACCTGCACCACTAGCACTAGCTACTGTAAATATCTGACTAGGAAACAAACCTCTTGTGTATTCATTAAGTTTTGGAAATGGAAAGTCTGATACAGGTTTACTTGTTTCTTTGGTAAACAAATCCCAAGCGTCTGCTGCATTGATTAGAGAGTCAGGTCTTACTGGTCTTGCTTTCCATAGCCTATCTTTAACTAACTCACTTTCTCCTAATACAAGATGATCGTTTATATCATTACGATCTAGTCTTGCTATGGCTGCCTTACCTCTTGGCAATACCTCCATACATTTTTCTGCCGCTTTATTACCTGCTTCATCATTATCAAAACAAATAACGATACGACAAAAACTATCAAGCCATTTGTAGTTAGCTGCTAGGTACTTGGCTGCTGATTGTACTCCTGATGGTATAGACACACATGGAAACTTATTACCTTGTATCTGACTAGCACTCATGCAATCTATCTCTCCTTCACATACAGTCAAGAAGACAGAACCATTACCTCCATGTTGTCGCCAAAGATGCTGACCCCATAGCTGTACCTTTGACATATCTCCTATCCATATAAACTTCTTATCTTGAAAGCGTATGTGCTGTGCAACATCATTACCTTTTTGATCTTTATATGTAGCTACCTGTACTGGCTGTCCTCTGTATTCAGACATACCATATCCAAATAGTTCTGAAGTCTCCTTTGTGATTCCACGTTTGGGTAAAGCTATTGGTGTTACCTTCAACAGTTTTGGGTTTGGTTTGTATATAGGAATAATCTTAGTGGTCACTTTCTTTTCTTTTTTGTTTGGGTAGTAGGTGTAGCCAC